TTACCTTTCCACGGCTTCCTGGCTTTGATCGGCCATAAGCACGGATAGCATTCTTTAAGTCTTGAGTGTTACGGATTGGGTATGAACCATCTGGAAGTGCTTTTCCTTCTTCAGCAAGACGCATACGGGACTTGCGAGAGATGACAGCCATTTCATTTTCTGGATTATCATCAAACATTTCAAGCATGTATTCATAATCTGAATTTACATCTTCTTTGACTTTAGAAACCTTAGAAGCAATAAGAGCTTTCTTTGCTTCTAACTGCTCATTTTGGAAAGCTTGAATACGAGCACGAGCATCATTAGCTGAAGCAACTAGTGCTTCTTTCTGTGGCTGCTCTAGAGCTTCAATGCGACTCTTCATTTCTGAAAGAGGATCGGTCTTTAGTTGTGCAAGTACTTGAGCTCCAGCTGCAACAAGAGCCATAACAGATCCTGAAGCAACACGAGCACGAGCGATTGGGAATCCTGGAACATTTACCTGACATACGGCAACTAGTTCTAGCGAATTCTTAATTGGGCGCCAGTCACCTGATGGTGCTGATGCACGAAGTGCACGAATTTGTTCTGGTGTAGATCCTGGACGAACTGATCCAGCTACCCAAATACCATAGGCATCTTCTCCAGCATGTACATCTGCAATTGCAGATGCTGTGTCGTCGTAGTGACGAACTGCTTCAGAGGCAGATGCTTCTAGTGATGCGTGTCCCCCCGCAAGAGTTAGTTGCCCTACTGGTACATCTGTACCATCGTCTGTACGAACTACACCTGTGTGGAAATATGCGTAACCGCTACGACTGCGTGGAGGTTTTGTTCCCATGCTCATACCAATATGGTCTACATGCCAAGCAGCAATGTGACCATATACACGACCATCGTCGTCAACAGTTAGTGGAGTTGCCTTACTTAATTTTGGATTGTCAAACCACTCTGTTGGTGGATTAACTGGAATTGCACCTGCGATCATTCCGCAAGCAACAAGCGCCGAAGCATCGAGAGGGTTTACTCCTTCGACATATACGCCGTCAGGGATATTCACGTCTTCCTCTTCTCCGCCGAGCTCATCGACGAGTTGAATTGAGCATTCTTGGAAAGCTGGCTTCGGCACCAAAGTCACAGCCATGACTCGTGCTTTCTTGATCTTTATTTTACCGCTTTCTACCTTAGTGTCAGATCCTTCTTTGACCTCTGGCACTTCTTCGTCACCCTCGAATTGATCGAGATCTGCCGAAACACCACGAATAAAGCCACCACGAACTAGTCGTTCAGCTTCTTGTCCATAGGAACCCTTATCAAAATAACCTTTAGCGTTACCTATTCCGCCATCGACTCTTTCCATTTCAACAATTCTGCCTACTACAACTGACCCGTTATGGCCTTCTCCTGTTTGAATTTGCCATAGAAGAGGTAGTGGGAGCTCTCTCATAGATAGAGCACCCTTATTAATAACTCTTCCGTCTCCAGATTCAACATCTTCTGGAATCACTAAAGGAATAAAGAATTCTGAACCATCCTCAGATTCCATACTTCCACCAGCAGTCATCACTCTTGCTCGAGCATCTGCTGCTTTAGCACGCATAATAAAAGTGCTCAAAAGCTCATCATAATTATGCAAGGTATTGACACTAAAATCGCTCATCTCTTGATTCTTCTTATCGCCTGGCCAGTAGCCATTCATCTCCTTGTGGCGAAGGGCGCAATATCCCTTAGCACGAGGACCCATGTACTTAGCTAGTTGACGGTAGCAGCGAGTCCAATCGCCTGGAGTCTTCCAACGGATCTTGGCTGCACCTTTTCCGTAAGTCCAATAACGACGAAGCTTCTCTGCTTGTCCGCGGTTTCTATCTAACCCGCCAGCAGCAGTGATTGCTTTGTTATCTACTTGCTCTATAACATCAAGAAGAGTTGCATCATCTAAAACTATAACTGGTGGTGGGGTAGCACTTTTTAGGTCCATCAATAATTGAGGATCATGTTCCCACTTACCTTTTTTACGGACAAAAGTTGTAGGTTGAATTGTTTTCTTAGTTGCTGGATGTAAGGCAACTAAATCCATAACTGCTTGAGGATCATCTGGAGAAACAATAGCCATGTGAATAATTGCAACGTCAGAAGTTTCTGGAGTTAAAGCTGTATCATCTGCAGCAGCTTTCATTGCTTTTCCTTGCTTATCTAGCCAAGGACTATCAATTCCTTTTTCTTCAACATACTTTTTATTTTTAGCTGGATCCATAAATGGAGGAGCTGTTCGTCTTCCAGTTTTATCTGATGCTAGCCAGTCTTTAAGATTGGCAACATTGTAAGCATTAACTGCTTTCATCTCAGGGCCACTCTTAAGCTGAGGATAGTATTTTGCTAAAGGATTTTCAGATCTAGCTGGTGCCTTAGCTGGCGTTGATGAGGTTCCAGTTCCTCCAGGTTGATTAGAAGATACTGGAGATACATCTGGAGAAAGTCTTTGTTCTGCTACCCACTGAGGATAGTTAGTAAGCATTAAATTTAAGTTTTGTGCGTTTAGTGGAGGAAGAGTTCCTGGCATACGAATTGGTGAATCCATAGGAGTACGAGGCTCCCCAAGAATTCCAGAAGTATCTAACTCTCCTTCTGCAACTGCATTAGGGATAGGAACATATGACTCTGCTGGTTCTGTCATTGATGCAGGAATATCTATCATATTTCCGTTACCAAGTTCTACTTTAACAGTTTGTGTAGCTGCATCCATAGAACGAATATTTCCTTGGTACTTTTGATTTCCACCAATGATTACACGGCCACCCATTTTTGCAAATTTGCCTGATTTATCACGCAGTTGAACATTTGCTCTTGCTGCTTTATCTGCAGGAGTATCAACTCCATCACCTTTACCTGATGTTGGCCCTTGTTCTCCAGCAGCAGTAAGACTGTCATCTACAAAATCCCAAGAGTCAGACATTTCATCTTGAAGAGCTAAATCATCTAGTAGATCCATATCAAGATCTGGATATGCTTCTTCATAGATCTTGCTTTCTTCTGGATATAACTTATCTACCTTATGTGCAATAAAAGGTTCGTTATCTAGAAGTGCTGCAATGAAAAGTGCTGTTTCAGTATCTACAGGAATTTGTCCGCAAGGTGTTCTATCGTTAGGGTCGTCAAGAATTTTGTCATACATAGACATATCAGCATCTGTCATGCCCATGTCATCCCAGTCGCCATCGTCCCAAACATAAATATGACCTGCTGGCTCAATTCGATAAAGTCGATCAATTCCTGATCCATCTAAACGAATACGGGCAAAGAATTCAATTACATTATCTTCAGGCATTGTCTTAGAGACAATAAAAGAATCGTAATTAACTCTCTTTGGCATCTCGTATTCCATAGGATCTAAGCCACCTGCAGTAATTGAGTTTGACTTAGCTTTTTTATTTTCACGTTCTACAATTGCAGAGGCCCAAGAGCGAGCTGCATCTCCACCCCAAAGAGCCCAAGCGATGCGACCATTTGATGGATAATTCTTTTGTCCTGGTTTGTAGCCAGTTCCCTTTTTATCTACTTCGTGACGAGGGAAGTATTTAGCAATATGACGAAGTTTTCTAATACCAATTTGACCACCGCGAGCTAGTGTGCGAGCAGTGTTAAGACCAACAGATGTTCCACCGCGATCTTCTTCTTTACGCCACTCAAGACCACGCTTTGCCTCAGCAACAACTGAGTCAGGAATTGTGTACATACGGTCATTATTTGAAAAAACTTTAATATCTAAATCTGTAAGTGCTGCCGCTGCAAGCTCTACTGCAGGACCAGTTGGTCGGACATCTTTAGCGCTCCAGTAAGTTGCTGCAATAAGAGGCTCTTTAATATCAAGCTCTAAAACAACGTTCTTTGACTCATCTACTATTGCGCCTAAGGTCTCAGAAATAAAGAGAACTTTAGACCCGTTGCGGCCAACATAGTCCATTACTTGCTCTCCTCTGTTACTGGTCCACCAGCGACCCATGCACGACATGTGCGGGATGCAGCGCATTTAAAGTCGAATGCTTCACAATACCCTAAATCTCCAGCATCGATTGAGCCCCAAGCATCATTTCCTTCTTCATTACCAAGCCCAGAAGCAATACAATCAAGCATCTTTGGAGTCTGAATAAATACAGCACAATTGCCACAAAGTTGCTTCTTTGCAGTCTCTTTATCAACTGACCATTCTTCTGCAATTGCTTCCCAGTACTCGTCGTTAGGTTCTAAAGGATTGAGAGGTCCGTACATAGCGGTGTCAATAGCGTTCTTGCGATTGTCTAGGTTAATTCCGATGTCTTGAGTTGCTGGAGGACACCCTTCAGATGTTTCTACGGCAGCAGTAATGGCTTTCTTAAGTACATAATCTACTCTGTATTTTTCTACATCTTTGTATGTAAGATACTTACCCATTGACTCTGCTCTTTGGAACATTTCACGGACAACTTTGTAGTTAGCTGGTTCAATGTAGATAAATGACTTACCGTCAAGACTTACATCGCCTTCTGCGTATGAGCGAAACTTGCCATCTATAAGAGTAGAAATCCCAAATCTTTCACTATAAAAAACTAGTTGCTTTACAACATCTTCACCTTTTAGGTATGCAAGAGCCATTCCTTCTTCAGGATAGGACTTAACCACTACGGTTTTCATTTATCCTCTTCCTTTTTAGGTTCAGCATCTTCGTCATCATCGGCAGCAGCTGGGTCCCAGAAAGCAACATCCATAAGCCTTCTGTAGGCAGCAATCATCGCCTCTGTATAAAGTTCTTTATCTGTAAGACTCATTATACATTATCCTTTTCTTCAGAATCTTTCTCGGATTCTTTTGATGCTGGAAACGATTTTTCATTATCTGAAAGATTTTCTGGCAGTATGTACTCTTCCATGTCTTCAGGGATTAATGGCACCTGTATCTCCTTTCACTTCACCCATAGATGATGATAGTAGATTAGCCTGTGTTTGGAAACCCTCTTGACGTAGGAGTGTCAAGAATGTCTGATGCCATATCTGATTATGGCCTCCTCCAACACCAGTTCTCCATCCAGACTCCATAAGGTGGGCGATTTCGTGGAGCATTGCAATCTTTGAGATGCCTCTAGATCTAGCTAAAAATACAGGGAACTCTACATCTTTTAAGGGACTATCGCTTGGGATTCCAGAGTTATTTGCACGACCTACTCCAGCTTCTATGCCGCCCTTGCCCTTCATAGGATCTTTTCCTAAAGTTTTATCGGAAACTGCTCCGCTAGCTAGCATAAAAAATTTATTACCGTACCCGTACTTCTTTAAAATTTCTGTAATGTAGTTATTAATATCAGTTCTACTTGTTATTAGTTCTTGTCCATCTAGAATTCTGTCAGCAAAAATTCCATGTAGATATTCAAGTTGATCATTATCTGATCCTTCTTTTGAATCACGATCATAGGTAATGTCGTTCCATAAATCGTATTCTTCACCCATAAAAGTAAACTTTGTAGGCTCTACAGAAACATCTTTATTCTTTGGAGCCTTGCTAGCAATCTCTTCGCCAGTTTGACCCTGCTCTCCAACATTTGGTTCTGAAGTTGCTTCTGGAGTTACTGATTCTTCCTCAGCAATTTGCTCACCAGATTGACCTTCACTGCCTACACCTTCGCCAAGCTCTAATAAGTTGTTTTTGTCTTCAAATAACTTATCTAAAACTTTTAAGTCTTTGCGTGCAGCAAGAATTGTTTTCTTATTTGACTGATAGTCGTCGCCTTCCCACATACTGTCTGGTCCACCGTAATAATCTACGTCACCGTAGAATCTATTAAAGTCTTCCTGCGAATCAAATCTAACCTTAATACTGTTTCCGCTTGGAGTCTTCCCAACAACTTCTCCGACATAATCGCCATAGAAAGTTTCTGATCTATAGTTGTATACTTCTTTTGAGACCGTAACTGTTAGAGGGAACTTAAGTAGAGGAATCTCAAGACCTCTTGCAGTTCTACGAACTTTTGGAGTGCTTAAAGACTGAGTGTCGGTAGTAGGACTTGGAGTTTCAGGAGCTTGATCAGCGATCTGCTCACCAGATTGACCTTCACTGCCTACACCTTCGCTAGCTTCTGGTGCTTGTGCATCAGGTTCTGGAGTTGCGTTCTTATCTTCTGGCTTAATCCCAAGCATCCAGTTAACTGCATCTTGAGCTTGCTTTGCAGCAATGATAATCATTCCTGGGTCATCCTTAAGAGGCTTTAACCATCCTTGTGCGTATGAAGCTGTATTTCCCCAGTCAATTTCAACACCAAACTCTGCAGCAATAAGTGCAACTGTAATTTCTGCAATAAGTTCTTCTTCACCACGGCTTGCTTTATGGTTGCCATAATTATCTTGAAGATCCTTGCGCTTTCCTTCTTTACCTAGACGTGAAACGTGTCCTGTACTGTGACCTAGTTCGTGGAAAAATGTCTCTATGAAACCGATACTAGTATCAAATTGCTCTCTTAAAGGTAAGTAAATCTTGTCTACAGAAGGTAAGTAATAAGCCTTATCTTGAGGACGGTAAATAATCTCTGGGTGGTCCTTGTATGACTCTAGTATCTGGGTTTCAATATCTAGTACAGGTACTGGATCTTTCTTTACCAAAGGTGGAAGATTTAGTTTTTCAAATTGAGAAACGTTGAATACTGGAACTTCTGTAAAATAAATGTAGCCTTCTTTTTTAATAGTTCCATCTGGCTGTTTTACATCTTTAGTTACAACGTTAGGCTTTAGAATCTTTGTGCCTGTCTCGCCCTTACGAACAAAGCCTCCTAGTGATTTACCTTGATTGAAGGTTAAGAATCTAGGATCTGTCCAATCATTTAGATGCATTGCTGCCCAGAGAGCAAGAGTGTTGGTTCCTTGATAACTCTTGTTTGTCTTTCCATTTGTTGGAAGGAAGCCTCCACCAGACCATCCCTTGGTCCATGGAACAACGCCCTTTTCAATAAGCTCAATTAGTCGGTTAGCTACCTCTAGAGTCTTCTGATCTGTAATCTTTCTAGCCTTGACAACCTCGTTGCCAACCTCTTCTGGAGTTACAGGTTCTGGGTCTGGTATGACTGACATACCAATAATTTTTTCAACGTCAGTTAGCTGAGGTTGTTCATCTTCAGAAGATGTGACATCAAAGATCCACTTTAGGTTATCGCCAATGTCTAGAGCCTTCTTTGCACGAGTAACAGCAACGTAAGAAATTCTACGTTCCTCTGCATCAGGAAGTTCCATCTCTCCTTCATCATTAATTTCAGGCATTTTAAAGTCATCGTGAAGCTTTACACGATCCCACTCTTTACCCTTTGATTTATGTGCAGTAATAACTTCAGTATCGATAGGGATTCTTGGAGGATAGTTTTGTATCCATCTTCTAGCATCGTTAATTAGGTTAAGTATTTCCTCTTCTTGCTCTTTCTCAAAAGCTTTTTCAAAAGAAAAAGTATCTTTATTGTATACAAAGTCTTTCAAAAGGAAATCTTTATACGACTTGGAGTTCTGGAAAGAAATTACTCCATCTTTAATTTTATATGTAAGTTTTCCTTTAAACCCACTATTAGTTCTACCAGTGCCAAGCTCTCCAGTAATTCCGTCTGCAAGTGCTTCCTTACCTACAGGAACATATGGGTCTGTTCTAAACCCTGTTCCACGAATTGGACTGATGCTATTGAGCTTATCTACTAGCTCTTTAATACTCATTTTTCTATCTCTTAGGAGACGAACCATGTACAAGGCTCCACCTATTGACTTACCGTCTTGAACTGCCTTTAGAACTTCATTCCAATTTTGGAAACCTGCTAAATCTTCGTGGAGTTTTGGTTTCTTGTATGCAGGTGTACCTTTATTAGCAGCCATCAACCACTGTGCAGATTTTGCATATGACATAGCTTTGTAATATGTTTCTAAGTTTAATCCTGGATTCTTACCCTTAGCTAAAAGATCAAACACAGAGTCAATAACTCCACCATTTGTTCTAGCAATAATTACATCTGGATCTTCCATTTCTTTCTCGAGGACAACGCCATCATCTTCTCCTGGCTTTCCTACAATTTTCTTTGTAGATCCAAGTGTTGCTAAGAATCTGTTTCCTATTGCAGCTAGTTTGGCACCAAAACGGAAAGTTTGAGTTAAATAAAGCTCTACTGCATCTTTAACATTATTAAGTTCATCTACAGCTCCACGGAAAGCATAGATAGCTTGATTACTATCTCCTACATAAATTTTTTGAATTCCCTTTTGATCAGCTAGGAGCTTTACAATAACTGGGTTCATATCCTGAGCTTCATCGAAGAAGAACATGCTGTTCTTTCTATCTTTAAATTGCTTAGTACTTGTTGATCCAGAGTTTAAACCATCTGCAAATTGTGGGTTAGTCAATGCCCATGTCTTTAGCATGTGTGAGTAATCAATTCTTGATAGTTTCTTTGAAGTAGGATCCCAACCTTCTTCAGTACTTACATCTTTCCACATTTTCTTTGCGTACTCTACAAGGATAGGAGGAACTGTATCGTAGAATGGAGTCTTCTTAGTGAAATGCTTTTCAGTCAAAACATCATCTGCTGAAATTGCAAATCTATCGACTGATTCTCTTATCTCTTGAACAAGATCATTTCTTCCTAGAGTTGTCTCTGCGCCTCTAATAGATAAAGTAACTGGCTCGTACTGATAGTACTCAAACAAGTTTACATAGTCTGTGTAGTCAATAAGACTTCTTTCGTTAATCTTAAAGGCATTGCTAAGCTTATTTCTTTCTTTGTGATTATCTGGAAGCATAGAATAGACAATGTTGTCCATAGTTCTAGAGTCTACGTTCTCAGGCATTCTTCCTTGAGCTTCTTCAGCTGTTTCCTTATTAAATACAATATATAGAAGTTTCTTTCCTGGGTTTTCTGCCAAAATTCTCTTAGCAGCAAGAACTAAAGTAGAAGTTTTTCCAGTACCAGCCAAAGCTTGAACTACTACATCTTTTCCTTCCATAATTGCGTCAACAATTTTACGTTGCTCTTGTGTTGGAGGGAACTTAGAGATGTTGTTGTAATCAAATGAGCTTTCTGACTCTCCAAGAAGAGTTCCATTGCCAAAGTTATCGGCATCTGTTCCTTCTATATCTTCTGGCTCTGGCATAATAGCCATTGCGCTGATATTTGTAACTGGGCTATCAAAATCTTGAAGAACTCTCTCAAGCTCTAATGAGAATGAACGCTTGTCGTTCTCTGTACGCCAGATAATTGATCCGTCTGGTTTAATAGTTGCAACAGGTTGATTTCTGAGGAATAAATCTTTAGTTGCTCTAAATACAATTAAGTCATCTGCTGAATCTAGGCTTAAGTCTACGCCTTTATCTTTAAGCTCTTTCTCGGTTGGTTTGTCTATTGCAAAAGTTACATCGAATAGATTTCCAGTTTTAAGACTTGGAAGAGAGCTTTCAGTTGTTCCTCGTGCAGGAAGATTCTCTTTTACCTTTGAAACTACAGAAGTAGATGTCTTTACAAAGTTAGTTTCCTTTACCTTGTCATCTCGTTCTTTTTCTGCAGACTTAAACTTCTCTGCAAGCTCATCAGGATTTACTGCACCTTCTGCAGGTGTTGTTCCTTGAATATCCTTGATCTTGTTTGAAATATCTTTAACAGTTGTCTCACCCTTAGGCTTAACTACTGGTACAAATTCAGGTCGGAAAACAATTGAAAGATTCTTAGCCGCTACAGGCTCTCTTTCATTAGTATCGTCATATCTAACCTTTACATAATTCTTATACTTTCCACCCTGATATGAAGGAAGGAGAACGCTTACAGTTCCAGTTCTCTTAGTCTTGGCGTGGATAACCTTGTCGCCAGGCTTAATTAAAGTAACTCCGTCAGAGGAGATATGGAAACCTGTTTCTCCTTCTGCATTTTCAGGCTTAGCAACTACTGCCTCTTTAATGGTTTCATCAACATTAAGACCCTTGACAGCTTCTTCAATAGATGCATCTGGCTTAGAGGTTGTGATCGCATCAATTGCATCGTTAACAACTGTTGCTACCTGCTCAGGAGTTACATCCTCACCCTTAACAGGCTGTACTTCAGGGATAACAACTGGATCAACATCTGGAATAGCTTCGATAGTTTCTGTTTCTATCTGAGCATTGGTCTTGTCAGCATTCTCTTTTCTGCGATAAATTCCGCCTTCTAGTTTTTTATTTAAGAACCAGCCAGTTCCACCGTCTTCTCTTGGTGTTTTTCTTTCTCGGTAAGTTTTACCATCGGTTATATTTTGTCTTATAACTCTTACGAAATCAGATGGTAATACTTCGTCATCTTCAAGTTTAATGACTTCAAGGATCTCTTCTAATTCGCCAAAAATAAAGTCGCTAGGCTTTATATCTTTAACTCTTGCATTAGGAATAAAGTCTGTATTTTCTGGATCAAGCACCCAGTCTGGTGTAATTACATCTCCATATAATGAAGAAATATATGGTTTAGGAGTGAGTATTTCTTCTTCTCCGTCTACAGAAGAAACCTTTTCATCAAGAGAATTGGTAACAGTAGCAATAAGTTCGTCAACAGTTGGAACCTTACCTGACTGAGCATTAGCTACTGCAATATCTGCAAGCTCTTTCTTTCTCTTTTCACGAGAATCTAGCCAAGCGCTGTACTTACCATCATAAGTCTTTGAACCCCCAGCAGGAACTTCTCCTGCTTTCATCTTAGCTAACAGTGCTCGTAATACTTTTTCTGTAACCTCAACATCAAAGAGTGCATCGTGGAACTTATCATCTTCACCAGCAGGAATTCCTAAACGGCTAGCCAAATCTGCAAGCTTATTGCTTTGTTTCCACTTTCCATCTTTAAACTCCCAGGTATTCCCTTGGCTAGAAGTTACTGTATCTCCTTCAGAAGGATTTGTTGGAAGAGTTATAGTTGCAAACTCAAGTTTTTGTAAAGCTCTAGCAATTCCTAAAGTATCGATTGATCCAGTTAGCTTAAAGTCAATACCAAGTTTTTCTGAAAAACGCTCTAAAAGATTAATGTCAAATCTATTGTTTTGACCAACAAGGATTACATCTGGGCCAAAGAAATCTACAATCTTTTGTAGTTGATCTTTAATACTTGGTTGTGTAGCTAACCATTCATCTGTAACATCGATTTCGCCATTTTTAAGAATCTTATTTGGGTTCATAACATTTTTGCCATCTTTATCGAGATATGGCGTTTTGTTGTCATCTGCTAAGTAATAGTAAGATCCAAGAGGCTCTTCAGGATTGATAAAGAGATTTAACTCTCCTACCTTTTCTCCCTTAACATATTTAACGGCAGCAACTTGAATAGGTGCATCAGGATCTTGAACATTTGTCACATCTTTACCAATTGTTTCAAAGTCAAAAACAACGTAACCATTCTCAGAGGCATCTAAAGCTTCAAGAATAGCTGGGCCGTCACCTAAAGCAAGAAGCTCTTCGGCTGTGCCGTAGAAGGCAGGTAGCTGAGGCTTAGGAGCCAGTGGAGTAATTCCTTGCTCTGCTGTCTTTGTAGGAAAATTAGGGGTGTAACCCTTATCTGCTTCTGCAATCTTTGCTTTGCGTTCTTTCTCTAGCTGAGAGGCATTAGGAAGTGACTTATCTGGTCTATCTAGAGGTTCTTTATCTCCTGCTGCTGGAAGGTTTTTCTCTCCACGAATGACATCGATTGTTGTTCCAGAACGCCATTCCTTAGTCTGAGTTTGGTGACCGACGTAGTGTCCTTCAAGAGTTGTCACACCGTCCTTGGTACCAACAACCTTAGTAACTGTAAAGAACTCTCCTGCGCCAAGCTTATTCTTTCTAAATGCAATGTCTCCGACCTTTACTTCGGATGCTGGTACGTTTTCTACATAGATAGTATTTGTAGGGGTAATTGGAGAACTGTAGGTGTCATCATTTTTCTTTGAAATTTCAGGTGCTTGCCAGAGAGCTTTTCGACGAAGACGTTCTGCATCATAAACGGCGTAGTCTTCTAAGAATTTATCTGCAAGTTCTTTATTTTTAGGTGCGTAAAGTGTTCTTTCTCCAAACTTAACTTTTGTTTGGTTAGGGAATGCATACTCTACTCCATAATCTTCTGCCTTTGGCTGATTTAACTCTGGAGAATCTCCCTTTGATGGAGGAGTTGCCCCACGATAAATGTCTGGGGCATAATCTTCTGACCAAAGCTTGCTTGATTGCTCTACAGAACCTGGGAAATACCCTGAAATTCTATATGCAGGAACATCTTGAGTTACACCACCAACATTTACTTTCTTCGTGCCTTCTCTTTTAATATCTGTAATTGTGAAATGGTCATTTACTAAAATATCGCCTGGCTTAAGATTGTTTGTTGTAACTCCCTTTAATAGCTGTGCAGAAGAAGCTGGCTCTTCTGAAACTGAAGATGCTTCTGGTGTTGTAGGAGTCTCGGGAGTTGCAGGAGCCTCTGCTGGTTTTGCTCCGAGAACAATGTCATCAATTATCTTTGTAACTGCATCTAGCTCATCTTTGAGAGCCTTCTTTTGTGCTGCAGTTGTTTCTTCAGAAAGATCTGCTTTATCAATCTTTCTTTGAATTTTACGGCGCTTGTCAACAAGAGCCTTAAGAATTTCTTTATCTCTCTCAGTAAGAGGAGTTGGCTTTTCTTCTGCAGCTGGCTTCTCTTCTTCTGCTGTCGGAGTTACTTCTGGAGATGGCTTTTCTTCAGGTGGGAAAACATAAGTTTCTGCGCCTGGATCTTCTTGAGGTTTACTAGTATCTTGCTCTGATCCTTCTGGCTTATCTGGAAGGTTCTTAATAAACTCCCAGCCGAGCTCAGCATTAACTAAACGACTGATATCTTCCATTTCTTCTGTAGTCAAAGAATCTAACTGGAAAAGCATCTGCTTTACTGCTGAACGTCGAGGGAAATCTAAAGTAAATGCGTCTTGACCAAACTCTGAATCAACAATCTTAATCATCATTTGTTGACGATGACGCTTTTCTTTCTTAAGAGCTTTTCTTTCTGCTCTTGTCAGTTTTTTGCGTTGCTGTACTTGCTTGATTAAAGCATCAAGATTAGGATTCTCATCTTCTTTAACACTATCAATTAAAACTTCATCAACTAAATCTGAGTCATCATCATCTGCTACTTCTTCTTCTCCGCCAAGATTTTCAGGGGCAGTAAATTTGTAATCATCCCACCACTCTCCTCCATAAAGCTTTCTAGGAATAGGAAGCTCATCTACAATCTCACCAGTGTTAATATTTACCCATGAGCCATCTTCTTGTTTAAGCCAAGTAGATGATCTACCGTCAAGTGCTTTACTGGTAGCTCTAGTTCCAGCAGGTAGTTCATCAAACTCTTTTGGAGACTTCTGTCCTCTTTTTATAGCTTCTGCTTCTTCTAGAAGACGAGTATTTTCTTCTATCTCTTTCATTAAATCTTCTGGCTCTGCCCCAGGTAATTCTTTCTGTATCTTTGCAAGTACGTCACCTAGCTCGGCACGCTCTTGAAGAAGAATTTTAATTTTATCGTCTATATTTCCTTCAGATACAGAAGTTAGGAATTCCTCTGGAGGATCAGTTTGAATTACTGTTTGTTGACCTGTAGCGGTTTCGTCACTAGGTATGCCTAGAGGATCACGAGTAAATAATTCTTGGTCAACTTCAGTACCGTCTTCTTTTTTCCATCCCTTCATGGTTTTCCATGTACCAGTCTGTGGATAATATGGACTACCGTCTGTATAGTCAACTATCCAGATAGATGGTTTATTAGGAGTATCAAATTTTCTCTCTGATACACGAGTTACTATTCTCCAGCCAACGCCTGGAATATAAACTTCGTCTCCCGGTTTGAGATCTTGTGGACGCTTTTTAGTGTACTTAAGTTTTTCTTCTACAACTACTGCTTCCTCTTCTTTTGGAGTTTCTTCTACTGCTGGTGTTTCAGGGGATCCCTTAAGCTCTTCAAGAGCTCTTTTAATTCTTTCAATTCTTCTTGCCATCTTATCTTTTACATCAGGCTCTACATCTTCACGCTTGATTAGTCTTTCAACCATATCAAGCTCATCTTCTAATTCTGCAATATCTCTTTCTTCTTTAGTCAGAGCTGGCACTTCTGGAGTTGCTTCAGGTGTTGGAGCTTCTGGAGCTTCTGGAGCAGGAGTTGGGGCTGGGGCATCAATATCAATTGGATCTTGAGCAGGGGACTTTGCAGTTGCAGCACGAGGTTGTAGATCGATACCGAAACGATCACGAAGTTCACGAGCAAACGCTTTAAACTCTTCATCAGTTTGTAAAGCAGATTCTGAATTAACTGGAAGAGTTTTTCCATCTCTTTCAATGTCGCCAGTCCATTCAAAACCATTCTTGTCTAAGAAGTCAGCAATTTCTTTATCATTAAATGCTCCACCCTTGCCAGCACGAAGGAGAGTGCGATTACCTACGCGCTTATAGGTAACCCCCCTCTTAGGCTTAGGCTTTTCTTCTGTTGTATCTGGCTCTGCTTCTGGTTCTTCGGAGACAGGGGGCTTTATTCTTGCCTTTGCTTTTCCAGCCTTCTTATTAATCTTTTCAATAATTGCATCTGTATCTTTACCCTTAAGCTGGAGAGCATCTCTAAGAGCTTCTGCAGGAACGGGAGAGTTTATAAGTTCTCCGTTAGGGTCTTCGGTTAGCATCTCTCCAAAACCAGCGCCGTGTTCACCAGTGCCATTAATAGCGTTGCTTAGTTCGTCAGTTAAGTCTTTAACTTTATTTGCAGACAAATCTAAAGCTGTAGTTGGAGGTACATCTCCTTGAAGATCTTTTGGAGTAAAGTTTTCTTTAGGGTCAACAGGGTTTGGATCTAACTTGTAAAGACCTTCTGGAGTATCTATATCTGCATTCTTTGGCAAGAATGGTCGGTAGTCACCATCTTCTTTAAAGGATGCTAACTCTTCTTCTGAAAGACCTTCAAGTAGAGGAGGGACATATGTATCTTCAGATACATCTTCAACATCTTCTAATCCATCAGTAGGTTCTGGAGTAGTAGCCTTTGGTTCTGGCTTTTCAATTTCATCTTCAATAATTTTGTCAGAAGGTGAAGGCTCTATCTCGCCATCTTCAACTGGAGCTTCTTCTACAACAGGCTCTTTTTCTCCTCTAGACTCTAGAAGAGCTTTTTCGTTCTTGTTGTCTCCAGCAATCTTGTCATAAGCCTGTGCAAGAGCCATTTCAGCATCTCCACCTTGCTCACGAATTGCTGCAGCGATAGCTTCTGCTGGAACATCTCGTTCACGGCCATCTGTAAAGTTAATTGGGGCGTAGCCAGTTGCTTTTTCAGTATCACTAACAGGTTCTACTGCTGTAAGAAGAGCATCTTCTAGCTCTTCTGGTACCTGATCGTTTGCAATTGCTACAGGATCATCAAACTCAAACTCTGGAGTGTATTCTTCGTTTGGATTAAATTCATATGCTCTATCTGGAACTTCATATGGGAATGAAGAAACTTCTTTTTTCTTTTTATCCGACTTTTTCTTTGTTGGCTTAAAGATATCGTCTGCTTGATCGAGCAACGGAACATTGTCATCTGCAGTCTGTTGCTCTGGGCGTGTGTATTCACGACCCTCATCTTCATCAAGGAAAGGTTCGTCACGGAGGATTTCATTGTTTACATCTTTCCAAGACTGAGCAAATGCAAGAGGTGTATTTTTGCCACGACGATAAACCGCAAGAACTGGCTCATCAGGGTTCCAGAACTGCTTACCTGAGTCTGGATCAATTTCGCCCTTCTTAAGAAGCTTTGGTTCTGGCTTATCTAACTCTGCAGCTCTCTTCTGACCTTCACCGATTGCTGTCTGTGCATCTTTAGGGTTATTAAATTTAACGATGTCATATTTGTCATCTGTATATCGAACAGCGCCACTTTTTGTTTCTTCATCTTTGCGATAAATACTTGGTGCATCTGAGATAACAATGCTGCTTTCTGGAAGTACCTGTGCTCCATTAGGAACTTCTGCTTCTACTGGAGAGTAGCCATCCTCTGAGTCCTTGCTTTTAATAAAAGCTTCAAGACCTTCACCAAGCTTTGTAGGTACTGTTGCAACTTTTCCCTTACCCATTTCAATATCTACAAGGTTTGGATCAAACATATTCTGGTTAAGTAATTCTCCAGAAAGACTTTTTGTAGAACCATCGTTTCTAGCAACATAAACACGGAAACCATCGGTAGCTCTTTTAGCTAAAGATGCTCCCATATTAATCCAGCGCTCAAAACGATCTGAAAGCTGAACAGCTTCACGAGCACGACGGGCTGCGGCAGAGTTCTTACCAGCGTAAGGATTTGCAGCGGCTAATAAAACTTCAAGTGGTACCTGTCCTTGAGGCATGTTTTCTAGGCGAATCATTGAATACTTATGCTCTGGTGAATCAATAGGAGAGAACATTGCAGATGCCAAGAGGCCCTTTACTGTCTCATCCTTAATGCGTGGATCATCAAGCACCCAACGCATCTGAGCTTCTGCAAGTGCAGATGCTGTCATTGTGTTAAAGCGAGTTGATCTTGGGTGAGATACTGGAAGTAGATCCGTGTTAAATGCTTCTAGACCAACAATCTTGTTGTACTTGGCTAGAGAAATGTAGTTAGAGAGCTCTGTAAGTGCTTGGTGCTTACGAATTGAAAAAGGTAGTCCTCTGGTCTTTTGTAGAGAGCGAGCAAGAACCTTATATGCAGATCGACGATTTACTCTACGACTTGTTGTAGAAAATTCGTTGGCTTTTTCAAGTAAAACATTTGCTTCTTGACGAATAAAACGTGCCTGTTCACGGCTGCTATATGCTCTGTAAGAGCTTACAACAATTTTATTCTCCATCTTCTTCTCCCTTTATTGGAAGAAGGTCTCCATCTAAGCTTTCATAACCAAGAGATGCTAGAAGAGATGCTCGCTTGAATGGATTTTCTCCATTACGAACTCCACGAAGCCAAGATGCACGAACTGCATGCTCTGCTTCATATCCAAAGCCTGAATACTCTGCCATAGCAAGTATTGCTTCTTCTGGAGATGAGTAATCTTCTTCAGCTAGAAGGTCAATATTTAATTCTTGTTCGTAACGCCACTCGTTAGCAAGTTTTGCTAGCTCTTGTGGTGATTGGATTTCGTTTCCGAGCTTCTCACCTTCGAGAACTCCAACATCAACGACGCCATCTGGGATAACCGCAAAACGACACTTACCTTCGTCCTCGACTTCGAGTTCGATGATTCTGCACGAGCCATTACCCATGTATAAAACACAGTTAGAGCATTTGACTCCGATACCTCTGACATCATTTTCGGCTGGAGGTGTGTATCCTGCCCAGATTCCTGTGGCATCTTCGTTGAATCTTCCATATTTGTCTGCAATCTCGACTAGCGCTTCTGCTAGATCGCTCTCTTCAGGAACCAAACCTGCTGAAGCTGCAATGGAGTTTGATTTCTTAGTTGAACGTGGATGTCCAGAAGGAAGTAAGTCATTATCTGTCTTGTATGCAGAGTTTGATGGCTTTCCAGACTTCAACAATTTAAGAAATGCATTTACTCGACCCATTGCCCATTGGTTGCGAGTCATTCCTGGACGATGTGAGACGCTATAAGCACCTGCACCTCTGCGATAGACAGCTTTTAACATTCCGACAGTTGCACGACGACCTTTACCAGCTTTTTCGTTGTGCTGTTCGACTTTATTCTTTAAAGACTTCTCTACTGCTGCAGAAAACTTAACTTTACGAGTTCCTGACGCAGATCCCTTTTTATTTTTGCTAGAACCTTTAATTTGATCTTTCTTTGGAGCAGGAGTTTGCGAAATTGTTCGCTTTTTCTTTGCTGCAAACTCTGAATCATCTGAAGCGTCGACAGGAACACAGTTGGGAACCATTTTTCCGTCTTTGTCTTTTTTCATACCTACTTGCTTGTATCCATCCCAGCAAGGATCGCCAGCTGCAACGAGTGAAGTAGTTACAACGTCGATTGATTCATCAGACATTACTGCTCTTGCCCTTCTGTTGGGGCTTCAGATGTAATTCCTGCTTCTTCTGCACCTTCGCTTGCGGCATCAAGTGCTTGCTGAAGCTCTGGTGGGATAGGGGCAACTGATGATTGCTGTTGCTGTGATCTAACTGTGTTAATAACCTCTGGAGCAAGTGCTGAAAGCATTGCTTCTGTAAATTCTGGAGTAAATACGCCTCGCTCTTGTAGAAGACGGATTGAAAGTTCTTTTGGAGTAGGTGCATCTGCATCTGAGAAGCCATGAGCACGACGCCATGTGTTTGCAGAGACTGCCATGCGATCAAATCCTGCGTCTGCATCTGTTGCACGGTCATTACGAGTTGCAATTGCTGATGGGTCATACCAAACAACAATCTTGTTAACTTGTGTTTCTTCAAAACCATTTGCAATAAGGTATGGACGAAGGTAAACAACTGTTAGAGCATCTGCAATGAGCAACATAAGTGGCTCAATGTGTGCCTTATATAGTGATTCATCAATCTGCATTGCATTTGAGTACTTAACATTTGCTAAACCTGTAACAACATCCTTTGGAACATCTAATCCTTGAAGGATGCGCTCTAGTACACGATCAGAACGCTCAGCTAGTGCTGGGTCGAATGAACGCTCAAACTTAAACTGCTTAATCTTGTCGCCAAGTTCTGCAGGACCACGAATGATAAGAGGAACAACTGCTGATGCGGACTCTTCGTCACGAATCGGAGTTGTCATCGCATCCATTAACTGCTCTTCGAATTCATCTTCCGCTTCTTCGGCAGTAAACCCTGCGCCGATACCATCCTCAGAATCGTAGGGGAAGTCGCCGTCACCTTGCGACGCGACGGAAAGACCATCTGGTAAATAAAGCGCACCAGCATTGAGACGAGAACGAGCAGTCGCACGGAATGTCCTATTCAGTAGAAGGAGTTCTGCACAAAGATCAAGCAAACCACGAAGTGATGAATCTGCTTCATCTGAAAAACGAGGATGTGAACGCCACATGCGTCCAACAAATGCATTCTTACCTAGCTTTGAATTCTTATCAATTCCACCTTGTGTTGTAGTGGATTGTTCACGACGACCAATAACATTGAAACCGCCACGAGGATCTGTTGTTACTTCATCAACGGAACGAATGTCCCAAGACTCTGGCAAGTTATATGCTGGTCGTGCTGGCATCTGTACTAGATAGCACTCACCAGCAACTGAAAGATTTAGAGCAGCATCTCTTAGTAAACCTGCTTGTCCACCGTATGCAGAATTTAATCGTGCAAGTGCACGCTCTGCTGCTGCACCAAGACGATCATCAACGAGCTCTGATTGACGAACAGAGATTGGAGTCTCTGATGGATCATCAACAACAGCTGCATAAATTCTGATACGAGATACAACTGACGCAACTAAATTGAATGCGTATTTGATTTCACCAATAGCGTCGTAGTATTCCCAAGCTTCGGCTTGCCATGCGCTAGATCCAGCAGAGCGACGAATTCTAAATTGCTCAAACTCACCCTTGTCATTAACTTTAATTTGAGCTGCTGCAGCTGTAAGAGTTCTAGGAGTTGAGTATGTTGCTGCCTGAGCTGTATTTGTAAAAACATTAGTAAATGTTGAATTCTGAGGCTTTTTATTTTTTGACTGTGGAGACGGAGGTGTTACTTCGTCATTGGTAAATATACCCACGAAAACTCCTTGTCATCTCAGTTGCGGAATACGAAGGCTTACTTATCTTCATATGCAGTCAACAAACCAGCGATAGCCGATACAGCGTATATTGTAGCGATTATGTAGGTTACTGTTGGAATAATGATAGCCGAGATTACGAACCCTGATCCTATCCAAAAACTAAAGCACCACTCACAGGTGGATAGGTAGCCAAGATAGGAAGATTCTGGCGGAAACTTTTTCCAAAAGGCATTACGCAAAGGGGCTGTAACCATGTCACGAGTTATTAATCGAGTCACACGATATGTAGCTAGCCCTAGAAGGATAAATTGTAGGAGGGTTAGATCATTCATTCTGTTGGATCCTCACTTGAATAGACCGAATTGTTTTGCCCGTAAGGGTTCCAGCCTCTAAGACGAGACCCACAACCGCAGGAAGCGTCTTTTATAAAAGCTATAACCTTTTCGGACTCAGTTAAAACTGCTTGAAGTTTGCCTTCAACGTGCCTATGGATGAATTTCTCTCTGAATACAAGTGTAGGTCCAGTAGGAGAGTCTTGCGCTATCAAAATGGTATCTCCCAATAGAACAACTCGAACTC